GTAGCTACCGTAATGATCTCTAACCCTGCAATATTTACTACAGGTCAGAGCGTAACCTTGAGTGGATGCGGCTCAACCTTTAACGGCACTTACACGATCACTGGTACGATCCCTTGGTCAGCTGGTACATCCTCGCAGCTACCGTCTATCGTGTGGAATAACACTTATTTTAATTGGCCTAACGGCTATAGCTTTATCCAGTTTGCCAAGACCGCCGCTAACGTCAATTTCCAGCGCGTATTACCTTATGGCCAAGCCATAGGCGCAGACACAAAGACAAACAGCTACGCGACTACTCCGGCCGTACGCGAGGCCGCGATGATCTTGGCCGTCGATATCTGGCAAGCTCGCCAAGTATCACAAACCGGCGGCGTATCTATCGATGGTTTTAGCCCTAGCCCTTACCGTATGGGTAACTCAATGATCGGTAAAATCCGCGGACTAATCGCCGGATATACAAACCCTAACGCGATGGTCGGATAATGACCGCACCGATTACTACTTTAAGAGCCTCACTAGCTGCGGCCTTGGCTAATGCGAACGTATGGAATACGTACGCCTATCCGCCTCCTACTATCACCGCTAATAGTGTGATCGTAAGCCCGGCAGATCCTTACATCACTCCGAGTAATAACGAGTACGCCAATATCTCGCCTATGGCATCCTTTCGCATCATTTGTAATGTGCCTATGTACGATAACCAAGGCAATTTACAAGGGATCGAAAGCATGGTGTGCGCCGTGTATGAAAAATTAGCGGCCTCATCTATCGTTATGAATATCGGACCGGTAAGCGCTCCTAGCGTATTAACCGTACAAAGCGGCGATTTATTAACTACTGATATCACTATCTCAATACTTACGAGCTGGGAGTAACTAATGCCATATACAGAGGATGATCTAAAGTTTTTGCGAAAGATTGGTCAGATCGTAGACGAGCCTGCACCGGTCAAAGTAGCAAAAGTAAAAATCGAAACACCAACTACAACCGAAAGCGAGGAATAGGCACATGGCCATATTCTTAAGTAATGGAGTGGTCGTAACCCTTAACTCGGTCGATCTCTCAGATCATGTAACTAGTGCAACTATTAACCGTGTCTTTGAGGAGCTTGAGGTCACGGCCATGGGGGATAACGCGAGACGATTTACCAAGGGCCTCGAGACCTCAACGGTAACGCTAGATTTCCTAAATGACACGGCAGCCGGTGAAGTACTAGCTACCTTGCAAGCAGCTTGGGGTACAACAGTACCTCTAACACTTAAGCAGACTAGCGCAACTGTCTCAGCTACTAACCCTGAATATCAAACAACAGTATTAGTTAATAATACTACTGATATTAACGGGGCCGTCGGTGATATCTCTACTCAGAGTATTACTTTCACCTGCAACTCAGTAATCGTAGTAGACACAACTCCATAACAAACTAGAAAAGGGGCACACAATGGCACGACTCAAAATAACAAGGGCTACCGGGGAAGTAACAGAGCACCAAATTACTCCACGTATCGAGTATGCCTTTGAGCTCTACGCAAAAAAAGGTTTTCATAAAGCCTTTCGTGACGATGAAAAGCAAACCGATTTATTTTGGTTGGCTTGGGAGTGTATTAGGACTAGCGGCGAAACCGTAAAAAGTTTTGGCCCTGAGTTTTTAGATACATTAACGCGAGTCGAGGTATTAGACGACGAGCCTTTAAGCTAGGGCGGGACTCTCTAACTCATTTGGTAGCGCAACTATCAATACGGTTAGGGATCCCGCCTCAAGCGGTACTAGATCTCGATGTAGAGATGTTTAAGATGTTAGTAAAAGTATTAAACGAGCAAGCGGAGGAGTCTAAAAATGTCCGTAAAACTAGACGGGTATAAAGAGACTCTACGCGCGATCCGTAAAGTAGATCCCGAGCTATTAAAAGAGATGAATAAAGAGATTAAGGGAATTATGATCCCGATACGCGATAAGGCTCGAGGTTACGCACCGACGGCCGCGCCGGGTGGGCTTTATAACTGGGACGAGGGTACCGTAGGTAAAAAGATTACGGCTCGTAATTCTGCATTTCGTACTTTTAATAGTGAGGGAAAGCTACGCCGTTTTCCCTTTTATGATGCCGAGGCAGCTCGTAAAGGTATCTACTACTCAGCGGCTCCAAGCGAGCGTAATAAAAACGGCTTTAGAGCTATGTATTACATCGCTAATAAATCCGCATCCGGTGCTATTTATGAAACCGCAGGGCGTACTAACCCGGGTGGATCTCCTAAAAGTAAATCTAATAACCCGGGAGCCGGTGCTAATTTTGTTAGCCGTATGGGGCCTCTCTACGGTGATAGTCGAGAGATGCGCGGCCGCATGATCTTTAGAGCGTGGGCCGAGGATCAAGGCAAGGTACAAGCCTCAGTAATTAAAGCTATAGAAAATACTATAAATAGCTTTAACCAAGGCCGTTACGATAAGGCGGCATAATGAGAAACTTACCTAGCCTCGTCGTAAGCGCCGTATCTACGTGGGACGGTAAAGCCTTAGCCAAGGGCGAAAAGCAATTAGGCGGCTTTCAGAAAGGTATAAAAAGCGTAGCTAAAACTTTAGGCGTTACTTTTGGCGCTGCGGCTATGTTGGCTTACGGTAAAAACGCCGTTAAGGCTTTTGCCGAAAACGAGAAATCAGCCAAGCGCCTCGAGATGGTATTAAAAAATATCGGGCTAGGTTTCGATACGGCCGCTATTGAGAAAAATCTCGGCGATATATCCGCCAAGTTTGGCTATGAGGGCGAGGTTTTACGCGAGTCTTTCCAAAAGCTAGTAACCGTTACAGGCGATACGGCTAAGGCTCAAGATCTACTCAACCTCTCGCTCGACGTAGCAGCCGGATCGGGGCAAGATTTACTTACCGTTAATCAAGATTTATCAGCGGCGGTCGTAGGCAATACAAAGGGATTAAGAAAATATAATCTAGGCCTTACACAAACTGAGCTAAAAACTTTAGATTTTAATGATGCCGTCGCGCTCCTTACTAAGACTTTTGCCGGTGCAGGAGCGGCAGAGCTAGAGACTTACTCCGGGAAAATGCGCGTACTCAAAGAGGCGGCAGGTAACGCTCAGGAGATCATAGGTAAAGGTTTAGTAGATGCTTTATCCGGATTGGGCGAGGATAATTCCGTAGCTACCCTAGCTGCGAATATGGAAAAAGCCGCTCTAAATACAGCCGATGTTATTCGTGGTATTGGAGTATTAGCCGAAAAATTAAAAACTATCCCGGGTTTTGATAGCAAAGATTGGGAGTACGTTTATAATATTTCCTATCTTAAGTTTATAAAAGATTTAGGCAAGGAAGATAGACTAAAACCTCAGCCATTTACTACCCCTATGACGATATCGGGCTCTACCGATTATCAGGCTAAAATTGAAAAAGAGCGCGCAGCGGCTGCGGCCGCGGCGGCCAAGCGCGAAAAGGAAAGATTAGCTCTCCTAAAAAAGCAAGCGCTAGCAGAGAAAAATAAACTTTCGTTATCAAAGGCTGCGGCCGTGTTTGATACTAACCGTATCTCTATCGCTGCGGCTCTACGTGCTACTTACGATAAGGACACGATCCTACGCCTTGAGGCTTTACAAGCTATCGAGGATGACAACGGCGAGCTCGCACTCAAGAAAATTAGCGAGTTAGCAGCTTTTCAGAAAAACGCGGACATGGCCAAACTTGCCGGCATCAAAGAGATTAGCGATGCAACTCTTAACGCTATTAATACTCAACTCCTCGCTGAGCTCAAAGGTATTAACGATAGCAAGATGGCCGAGGGCGATAAAGAGTTAGCACGTGAGGAGGCGTTTAAGAAGTACAACGCCGCTATTATCGCAGCTGGTCAGTTAGCCGAAAAAGAGCAATACTCAGAGCGCACTCAGATACAACTAACCGAGATCGCTCGCCTTGCAGCTCAAAGCAATACGACAAACGCGCTAAAGACTCAGGTATTACTACGCGAGCAAGCCGAGCTATCGATGATTGATCGAGTAGCACGCGCACAAAAGGCCGCAGATGATGCGCGCCTTTCAGCTCTACAGACTTATATAAACGCCTTGGCTAAAGCCGGCGCAGGTCCTAGCCCTAATACGGCCGCTATCCAAAAGATGACACCGAGCGAGGCTGAGATAGCACTAGCTAAAGAGCCCGTAAGTGTAGCTACAGCACTCACACCGGCGCAGATATCCGGTATACGTTACGCGGCTCAGGCTCAAGATGCTTATGAGAAAAGCCTCTCTCAGATATCGCTAACTAATGCGGTAGCTCAAGGCTCACTCATGCAGGGTTTAGGCTCAGGCCTTACTCTTTCAGATGCGGCAAGCGGCGCACGCTATGCAGCTCAGGCCGCGCGCGCTTACAATATAACTATTAACGCCGGCGCTATCGCATCTCAGGATGAGTTTACTACCTTGCTACAAGATACGATCCAAAAGATTAACCGCGACGGAGATCCTTTATTAGTGGCAGGCACGCTATGACGGTCCCTACAGTAAACGCGGTTATTAACTTTTCTACGGGTCCGGCTTTTGCTCAAGCAATGATCCTTAATAGCGGTATTTTAGGGACAAACGTATTAGCCGACTCTGAGGCTTTGATCGTAGACGTATCGGATCAAGTAGACGGT